TATAACCAGTCTTGCACTGTCAAATGCAGTTGCAGGAACAAGTGCAACAATTATATTAACGCAAGGTGCAACAACAGGCACACTAACAGCAGGAGCAAGTTGGCTATGGGCAGGAGGTGCTAAAACACTGAGTACAACAACAGGAGATGTTGATCTCATAAGTGTTGTTTATGATGGTACCAACTATTATGCATCATTGACTACAGGATATGTAACATAATGCCATTTAGTGCAAGACAAGGCTTTTTTAAATTAGCAGTAAGCGGTGATATTGCTTGGTATGAATATGACCGTGCCAATTATGAACCTGTTAGTGAGTCTTTAACAGGCGGAGGTGTTGCTAATAGTACATTTAGTGTTTCACCTATGACAACATCTTTGGCATATAGAGGTGGTACAGGACATCCAAATGGTAATATTTATTGTGTGCCTAGAAACAGTGGTGATGGATTACTAGAAATAGATCCTAACAGCGAAGCAAACAGCACATACACTTATGGAGATCTCAGTCTATTAAGTGCAACAGGACAAGCATATTTTCACAGTTGTTGTTTAACAGAAAGTGGTAACATACTGGCAGTGCCTTTTAATTATGATTACATAATGCAAATTGATCCTGTGGCACAAACAGCAACAAAATTTGGCTTAACAGGCAGAGATAGCGGTCCATTTACCAGTAGTGTACAATTTACTGGTGCAGTGTTAGCACCTAATGGTAATGTTATTGCTATACCTCAACAGTATGGTGATTTTTTAGACATTGATCCAGTAAATGAAACAGTCACAGTAACTGACTTTGGCTTGACGTTGCGTAGTGGCACAAATGAATTCTTTGGTGGTTGTAGATCATTCCAAGATAACAAAATTTATCCATCACCATTGAGATATCAAGGCATTGTGGCTATTGATACAGATGCAAAAACAGCAACAACCAGTCAATACAGTCAAAGTTGGCCAGGAGTAAACAATCATTATGGAACTAGTTGTGATAAATTTGGTAGAATAATTTATGTAGGCGGAGAAAACACTGTACCTCATAGAATATTTGATCCTGATTCTAACACTGCTAGTACATTTACTGGTAGTCCAACACTGACTGGTTTTAGTTATGGTAGTATTCAAGGTGCAGACGGCAATGTTTATACAATAAGCAAAGGCAGTGCCACAAGAAAAATTATTTTTACGTCAAATACAGATGTGTCACCTACCATAAACACTGTTCAAAGTGATACCAATAATAAAATGATTGCCGCGGGTACAACCGATGGAGAAATCATAATATTGAGAGATGGTGGTAATGCCACAGCATTCAAATTAAATCTTAATACTAGTCCAGACATAGATAATTTTGCAAATGTTGTGATGACACCTTATATGAATGCAGGTAGAATATAATGATACAAAGTGTTTATAGATTAGATACAGGTATATATTGTGGTTGTACTGCAAATGCAGAACATTATGATACAGAAGTATTTGGAATAACAACACAAACACCGCCTGAATATGATGAATTCACACAACAAGCATATTATGTAGACGGTGCATGGGAGATCAGAGATGCCAGTTAGACGTGTAAAAGGTGGCTATAAATGGGGCACCACAGGTAAAACATACAAGACTCGCGAACAAGCAGAGCGTCAGGGTAGAGCAATTAGAGCAAGTGGTTATAAAAAGAAAAAGAGTAGGAGAGGGTAATGGCAAAATATTATGGCAGTGAATGTATAACAGTCAGTTGTGCAGGACATAAAACAGGAGCCGCATATTTTAGACGTGGAGGTAGAAGTCTTACTTACAGTTCACCTTCTTTTAACAAAGGTATGCGTATAGCACAACAACAAGCAAAAAACAAAGGCACTAGAAGCCGATTAAGTCATACAAAGAAGAGCAAATAATGGCAACTACAAGTGCAGGCGTAAGCGAATTATTTACAGGTAACAAGCCAAGAAAATTAAAGGAGAGCGAAATGGCAAAGATGCGTGGTGGAAAGAAAAAGAAAAAAGGTGGAAAGGGTAGCAAAAGAGGATAAGTGGTCCTCATATTTTGCTAAGATCAAGGGTGTATGCCCTTGGAGTTACAGAGCATATATGGCAGATACAATACTGTTTGTGGATTATGCAGAAACAGACTTCAACACTTGGAGACTGTTTTTAAAATACACAAATTTCGAAGCAACAGTGTTCAAATGCCCTGAAAAAACGCCGGATTGGTTAAATAGTAAGTGCGACGAATTAAACGCACTTCAATCAGATTATGAATGGTTATGGAGTCACCCTGATGAGGATTCAGGTGACGGTCATAGCACACATATACCGGTTTTAATACAACAAAATCGCGAACAATTAGAAATGTTGCGAGAAAAGTTAGGATATGAAGATGAAACAGAGATTGATTAGATATTTGAGAAACAATTATGAGTATAAACAGTCAGCGCCGGTGTATTTTAAAATTCTGCGTGGTGAAATAACAACTGTAGAACAGATTGCTGACGAGATGATGTTATGCCAAGAGTAACCACACAACAATTAGCAAATGAAATTGACGTAATTAAGAGAAACCACCTTCATCATATGGCACAAGATATAGACGAATTGAAAGAAGATCTAAAAGATACAAGAAAAGAATTTAACAGCAAGTTAGACCGTTTAGACAACCGCATTTGGTGGATTTTAGGTTTAACTGTTACAACTCTTGTGACCATATTAGTATCCTCAATGGCGTCTTAGACAGCACTAGACGCCGTATAACATATGGCAAACAGAAAAAAGCAAAGCAACCTACAACGACTATTATATTACATAATAAGAGCCACAAAAACAAGTTCTGGCTGTTGGGAATACATGCCCAAAAAATATTCTGATTATATACATTTCAAAACCAGAGGTTGTGAATACTTTACAACCAACAGCACAATGCTACATCGCTTCATTTATGCTGTTTATAATGATACCCACTTAACACCAGAAAATGTTATAATGCACACCTGTGATAACAGAATATGCATAAATCCCAAACATTTGGTGTTAGGAACCATTCAAACCAACAACGCCATGCGAGTCAGACGTCAAAAAGCCCGAAAAAGAACCAAATAATCAGTAGTAAATCTCCTAAAAGACATAAATAAATGTATATAAAAGGAGGCCAACATGATTAAAGGCACTAGAACAGTGAATGGTAAAACACCATTCGAACAAAAATGGGGCATTTCAGCAAATGAATTAGCACAGCAAGAAGGTGTAGGTACACCTGCTATACACATGCGAGTTAATTTATATGGAACACCCTTTCAACGCAAAGCAAAACCCACAAACATAGAACGCAAGTATGGTGCTACCATATTTGAATTGGGCAAACAACTGAATTTACATCCTATCAGTGTTGTACAACGTGAGCTATGGTTTGGTGATGTTTACAGAGAAAGTGATAGACCATCACACAACAGAGGTAAATCACTAAAACCAGAAGAAGAAAAGAAGTGGCGTAAACACTACAAAGATGTATTTTGGTTGCATGAAAATCATCCTGATTATGACCGTGCAAGAGCAGGCAATTGGGGAGAAGATGATGCATAGTACTCTGTTACCAGAAAGAACTTATGACAACATAGCAGAACAATACACTGTACACTATATTGTTAAGCCTGGCAATGCTAAAAAACATGTGGTTATGCGTGATGAAGATTTAAGTTACATATATCATTGGCTAAACAGAATGTTAGCAGATTGCGCCAGCAAGCAAAACATTGAGCCTGATATTTTTCAAATGGCCACACGTTTTACTAAAAAATTACCAAAGAGTGGCTTGGAAAAAACAGGTAACAGTCTGTTCAGTTATATAGGTGGATTGTGTAGCAATAGATATAGAAATCCCAATCAAGACTTTACACAAGGTCAATTGAACACCATAGAATTCTGTTTTGATGCAATATATTTTGCATATGGAGAAAATGGTGAATTTGATGAAAAGGATTTGGGTTATGATATAAAAACAGGTGTACCAAATGAACCACCACAACGTATAACTTTTGTAGAGGTATAAAAAAACCCCCTATTGCTAGGGGGTTTAACCGGGTTTCAATAATTTGGCACAATTATTTGAAATGTAATTACATAAGAGAAATCTTATGAAATGTAGTTAGGAACAAAGTGAATAAATCGGAGGCCATTCGTCATTATTCGGATCGATAACTTATGATTAGGAACACCTTTGTCTGGCAACAATTAGTTCATATAAGGGGAACTAGGTGTTTTAATGAAGAAAATGTTCCTAACTACAAATAATATTTATCAATTTTGGCAATTGACATACACAAAATTGGATATATAATAGTAAGGCAACAAGCATATATTGGCAGTATATGTGGGGAACTAAAACAAATTAATGGAGAAAAAATGAAAGACCAAAAAAATTTAACCAGTGATGCTAATCACTATAATACTATTAACAATAAAATAAGTAATAATGAACAAGTAATAAGTAACAAACAACAACTAATATATAGATTTGCATCTGACACATCAGATGACAAAAGATCTACAAATAAGTTAAATGAGTCCGTTGACTCGACTTCGTCGAAAGATTATTCGTTCATAACTGAAAAATATTGTGTAGCGGCGCAGAATTTACTCCGCAAAGATATTTTTTCTGTTTCATTCTCAGTACTGGGCAAAAAGTCAGATCACCGCCGCAGTATGAACATAGACGTGATATTTGAACCCGGTGATAGACCATACAAATACAAAGTTGATATGGTTGGCAGTCGCTATGCATATGAAATCACAAACCGTATACGTGATGAAGAACGCAAATGGCCAATGTGGGATATGGTAATTGGTGCTGTAAAGCATGAAGGTCACATGTGGGGTAAATTACGCAACAGAACAAAAAACACAAAGATTGTGCCACGTCAGCGAATTAACTATTGTGTTGCAGGCTTAGATTCTGATGCTGTAGCACATCTAATATTAGGTAATAACACAAAAATCAGTTGTCAATTAGAAGACGTAAAGGACATTGACCTGCGTAAATTGTTTATAGCCAAAGGCACTTGGATTAATCCGGAATGGGATGAAGGAGATTATGATGTCAAATTGTAAATCTCAATCGCTAAGACCTAGATCAGAATTAGATCGTTTGTTCAGTGTGCAATGGGATGATCTCAGCAAACATGAACAAGCAATAGAAAAATTATCAGACGGACCCATATGGAGTTGTTATAAAACAGTGGTACTAGATGAACTAATCACATATGAGCATTATTTGGAATATTATTATGATTATGAAGTGTAAACAACAAAATAATCCTGTTAAAGAACATGCTGGACATCAGTGGCTTCTAGTTAGAGGTAATTGGGGACCACATCGTGCCAAGTATATTTGTGCTGATTGTGACGGAAAATGGGTAAAATGGCATAGCATAAAAGCATCTGTTAATAAATATGTTATATGCTCACAGACAAACAGAGAATAGATCTACTTGATCCACTACTAACACCCGCACATCATCATTGGTTTATCAGAAAATGGATAGATGTGACTGATGCTCCAACATATATCACTGACATACTGCACCGATTAGCAACAATGGATAAATCAGAACGCAAAAAGTTCTATTTTGTTAATGATCAAGTGTATTATCTGGATATAGAACCAGAAAAGTTAGTGAAACATGCAACACAAGGCTGGATTACTGCTACTAGATACACAATTAGTAGAAAAAATTAAAGATCTGCATAAATATAGTCATATACGGAATACACCACCGAGCAATGGTGATTTACAGGAATGCATATGACTGATGAACAACAACCTCAAGACAAACACTATCGTGTTCAAAATGTTAAATACGGCGAGAAAACAGTTACTGGTAGAGTAATTGGTCGTAACAAAACAGTAATACCAGAAGAGCAAGTGGCTATGCTTAGCCAATATCATTGCACCAATAAAGAAATGGCAGACTTTTTTGACGTGCCATTACAAACCTTTGTGGATAACTTCCGTGATATTATCACAAAAAATCGAATTATTACGAAGCAGAGATTGCGTAAAGCACAATTGGACTTAGCACTTAACAAGCATGATAGAGTTATGCTTATCTGGCTGGGAAAACAGATGTTGGGACAACAGGATCAACCTGTAAATGATGAAAGCACACAAGTGTTGCCATGGTTAGAAAATGAAGATGATGCAGATGAATAGATATGAAGTTAACACCCAAGCAGAAAGAGATACTTAACTGCGAAAAAAGATTTCTCGTTGTTGTATCTGGTAGACGCGGCGGTAAAAGTTATAGTGCTATAGCCAGTCTAGCCAAACACGCAAGATATCCAAATTCAACATGCCTTTATGTGGCTCCAACCCATGGAATGTGTCGGCAGGTGCTCTGGAAACCTCTCAAAGAATTAATGTTGGCCAAGAAGTGGGCTAAAAAAATAAATGAAAGCAATCTAGAAATAACATTGGTAAACAATTCAATCATCATGTTGCGTAGTGCAGACACACCGGATCGATTAAGAGGACTAAGTCTTACACATTGCGTTATAGATGAAGCCAGTGATATCAGTGCAGAAACATGGAGCATGGTGATCAGACCTGCATTAGCAGATCAACAAGGTTCAGCACTAATAATTACCACACCCAAAGCAAAAGGTTGGGTATACGATGTATTTGAAAATGCCAAAACACTAAATGATTGGTATTCGATGAGTTACACCACTGCTGAAGGTGGATTGGTAAGTGAAGAAGAAATAGCACAAGCCAAATTAGACATGGATGAAAGAACTTTCAAACAAGAGTTCTTGGCAGAATGGGTAGACTTTGAAGGTCAAATATATTATGCATTTGGCGATCACAACATTGTGCAAAAACCTGTTGATACAGATTTACGCACACCATTACATGTGGGAGGCGATTTTAACTGGTCACCATTAGTTGCTGTTATTGCACAACAAACAAAAGAAGGCATACATGTGTTTGATGAAATACAATTACATGGCAGTGATACCAGTGAAATGGCAAAAGAAATACAGCAGAGATATCCAAATAGAAAAGTGTTTTTCTATCCTGATTCTAGTGGTAAAGCACACAAGACTAGTGCAATAGGTGGCATAACAGATCACATCATATTGAAGAATGCAGGGTTTGAATTGCGAGTAGGCAGTACCAATCCTGCGGTGAAGGATAGAATTGCATCGGTAAATAGTACACTGAAGCAGGATAATTGTAGACTCACAATAGACCCTAAATGTAAAAACATTATTGAGGGTTTGAGAAAACATGTATACCAACCGGGTACACGACAGCCTGAAAAGAATATGGGTGAGAAAGATTATTCTCACTTTAATGATGCATTAGGGTATTTGGTAAGTTGGTTATACCCAATGAAGCAAAACATGAAGCCTGCACCCCATGGTGGTATTAGGCGACAAACAGGAGGCCATTACAGATGAGATATACCAGACTTATAGTGAACATACTAGAACCAAAACAACAATATCTGTTGGACTTTGTTGACCTTAATCTAAAAGGTTGTCAAAAGCAACTGCAAGATTATTTGCGTAATTCACCTACCGGCACAGACTACATGCATCTACAGTGTGTGTATACCAAAGACAGAAAAACAAAGTATGCACCAATGATGCACCCTAC